TGCCCGCGTATCCGTCTGCAACTTCCCATTCGACTTCAATTTTATCGTGACTCATTTAAGCACTTTCCCCAATGTTTTTGTGAACAGCGGATGTTCCACTCCGCTAGTCTTCAGCGTCATCAATCAGCCTGCCAATCGCCTCCGACACGCTGACGCCTTGCCGTTTTGCACGGGCCTTGATCTTCTTTTCACGCTTCGGACTGATCCACAGCGACATGACCTTGGCTCGCATTCCTGCAGGATGTTTCGGTCGACCTTTTGAGGCTTTCTTTTTCATACACAAAAGCTAATAGGTTTATTGCGGGAAGTCAACAGTTACTTTTTCAAGTGCGATCTTCTGTACACTTGCCGCCGACCCCCCTTCTGTCAAAAGGGGGACCATGATAGAGGATAGATTAAAAACATTGGTGTTTTTGATCTCTAAAAACTCAACAGGCCCCCCCCCCCTTGACGTAGTGACGGAAGGGGGTAAAAGAGTATCTTTATAAGCGCTAAAAAAAATTTTCCCCCTATTTTATAGGGTTTTATATAGTGTACATTTGCTATGGCTTCCGTCAAATCAACCCTTGACGGAAGGGTGACGGAAGGTGACGGAAGTGTTGTTTTCGCAAAACTTCCGTCAAGATCCGACATGAACAAAAAAAGCCGTTTCGATTGTCCTAAACGGCTTTTTGTACACTATCGAAAATCACTCAATAGCCTGAAACGTGACAGCTAATCGCCCACCAGTTTCTCTCTCACCTTGCTGAACGCAGCCAGATTGGATCAAGGTTGCCAAGATGTCGGCTCTGTCCCTTGGCTTCAATTTTTGCGTTCGTCGAGTTATTTCATTCATCCCCCATTCCCCTGGACGCGATCTGAGCAGCGTTCTCATCTCATTGACCATCTGACCGAACGGACTGCCTGAGACGTGCCTATCGGCCTGCTGGAGGATTTTTCGAGTGATCCAATTGTTGAGCCGGATTGCGAGTTCAGCGTCTTCAGCCTGAATCACTGGGACATACTGACCCGACGCGCGGGAGCAGGCAAACAGCATTGCGAGCTTGACGGTCTTTTCCGCCGCCCTCGACCAAATTGCCGCCGTGATTGGTTCCTCTGTCATTCTCCGCTTGGAAATCTTCACGGCATGTTCGTGCAGCCTTGCGTGAGCCGCTTCGTCTCTCTGGATGCAGATTGGAGACGATCCGTCCGACTGGTCAGCCAGATTCCCGGCCGATGTCCTCAGTTGCAGCCACCATGCCGCCTGATCGATTATTGACTGGGGGATCGGTTCGTTGGATGGATCTTGATAATCCACATACTTTGAAGACTCAAAGATCAGGCAGCGGCCAATCAGACCGCCGGTCAAGTTCTTCTCGGTCATCGATTCCCAAAAATCTTGAGGAACTGCAGTCCCGTGCAAAACAAGATGAGGATAGTGCAGAGTTTTTACCTTCGCCCGATCACCGTAAGCGTCGCCGGTCCAGATGTCGTCAGCGGATGAAAACACCTGCATCAGCACGCTTGCGATCTGAACTAGATGCGGACTTGATCTGTCCTGCATCGCCATTGCCAGATGATGGATCTCATCGACTTGGAAAAGCATGTTCCATTGTTCTGATAATGCGGACAGAATCCCGGCATGACTTCCAATCCGTTCTGGCCCGATCATCCGATCACCACCGCACAATCTCAGGATCTTGCGGTTGAGCTTCCGCCCGTGATCCTTCCCAGCTCCCGAAAGAGCTAGGCTGATAATCATCAGATTGGTTCTCGCTCCGCGATCCGATACCTTGCCGCCGGTCAGCGTCGATAGGAGCGATAACGCCGCGCCCATCGCGACTTCTGGCAATGGGTAGTGAGCAGTCGATAAATTGTATCGGATCAAATCCCCGAGGAATCCCGGCAGCGATTGGCAGTCAATCGGAAATGGCTCCAATGTCGTCTTTGCGGCCTCCCGAGTGTTCAGGATCAAACTTAGATCGACGTGAGAATGTGACTGCTGAATCAAAGCCATTGGCGGCTTGTCTTCGCGCGGAGTTCCGTTCTTGCGTCCGTTGACGGATGCCTCTCTCAGTTCGCTGTCTCGAAGTGGTGGATTGTTTTTCTGATTCCAATCGCAGAGCAACTGGTAAACCTCGTCATCTGTCAGCCGAGCGTGAAAATCATCCTTGAACGAATGCAGATGACCAGCCAGAGAAAACGCTGCGTTTCTCAGATTTCCTTTCGCTTCACCCGGAACGTTTTCAACATATTTCGCCCCGCGTTGCATCAGCGATTCGGCTTCAATCCTTGGCGGCGCTGGCTCATGCTTAACGGTCCCTTTCTTCTCCTGCTCTCCGCTCAGGTAAGTTTTGCACAGCCAGTCAATAACGGCCTGCCCATCACCAATCTCATCATTGCCGTTGTAGACATCGCCCGTGATCGTCCAGAATCGATCATGGTCGTAGCATTCAATCTGCTGCTTGTCGGCCTTGCCGGGATTGATTTTGTGAAGGCAACGAAAGCCTTCAGGCTTGCGTGCCTTCGTGATGAACTTGACGCCTGTTTTGCTTGGCGAAATTTCCGCGTAAGCAACTCCGTCAAGCCTCGCGATGATCGGCAAAGCCCAGTCCCTGAAATCGCCGTCTTCTGTCAGGCAGTTGTCAAGATCGATGCCGGTGTAAGGCTCAGCGATAACCGTGGCGATGCCCTGATAATAGATTGAGGAGTCAACCGCGATATCGAAAGCGCACCACGCAGACGGGTCAGTTGAGCTTCCAGCATCACCGCCGAGCCTAATCGGAATCTTTGTTCCCTTGCTGTTGTAGTTCCACAGCATCCATCGCTTTAGGTCTTTTAACTCCTGCGGAACGCGGTCGTAGTCATTCATTATTGATTCGCCCAAGGGTTGCGTGGCGCAATTGGCTTTTCAAATCGCAAGACCTCGGCGAAAATAACCCGCTCAAGATCCATAACTCTGGATTCAAGTTTTTTAATTATTTCATACAAAGAGGCATCGCCGTCATTTCCAGACTTAGACGGCTGCGTCTTTGTCTTTTCTTTCTTGCGACTTTGCAGGACATGTTGCGACTCAGGCTCTTTAGAAACGACAAGTTCATTGAAAACACTTACTACAATTTCTCGCCTTCTCTCAGAGTCAAACCCAACTGATTCTTCCTCATCGCTTGAAAGCCATGTTTCTTTGATAAAGAAGTCCCTGCCGAGATGGCCTCTCGCGTTCTTCATGTCTAAAGCCTGAAGCAACCCAAGTCTTTGCCGATCGTCTTTATGGATATAGGCAAATCTTCTGTGCTGCATGTTCCCGCAGATAACCCGAGTGTTGTCGTCGATCTTGTACGATGTTTCAGAACGGGCAGTCATCATCCACCCCACTGAAAACTTTTGTCTCTTCCTGCTGTGCCAACTCAGTCGGCTTCTCACTCTCAAAAAAGCACTCTGTAATCCGATGCCAGCGTCCGTCCTTCTTCGTCGTGATCCTGACCGGCCTCCGGCAGACGCCCATGTTGATCAGGGCCACAGCGTCCGTTGCGTTGTCGGGTGGATCGCAAAGACTTCGAGCGTCCCACCACGCCAAGAACTTTGAGCGAGCAAAGCCTTGATGCCCAGGGCAGGTCCACTCAGCAATTGTGATCGTTGCGAGGTTTCCGGATTCGCCTTCTTTGGTGCAAACGTAATCAACACGGACTGTCTGCGGAGCTTCGCCGTCATCCTTCTTTGTGTGGACCCGGACGACAACGTCTTTAACGTCCCACTCTTCCGGTGGCATTGAGCCTGTCAACTGGCTGCTTTCGTCCGCTGTCGTGTCGTGCTTCAGTTCCCGCTCACGAGGGAAGATGAAATTACACTCAGGGCAGACGACTGTTGCCGGAGACACATCCAGCTCACAGGACGGGCATTTCTTCCCGCGTCCGTTTTCGGCAGCAACCCCCGCTCGCCCTTTGCCCTCCGACCGCCCGAAGTTCTCGTCATCGATTGATCCATGCCGAGCGATGTTCCCACCAAAGTCTAAGAGTAGGCAGTTGGCTTTGCTGGCGTGCAAACGCAACCCGCGACCTACCATCTGACAGAAAAGGCCAGGCGACATCGTTGCGCGAAGGATGGCAATCGCGTCGACGCACTTGGCGTTGAAACCGGTGGTGAGAACATCGACGTTGACGAGAAACCTCAATTCACCCGCGACAAATCTCCGCAGCGTTTCCGCTCGCTCTATTGGCAGCGTTTCGCCAGTGACGACAGCAGACCCCGGCAGCAACTCCGCGATCTGCTCCGCATGATGAACCCCAGACGCAAACACCAGAATGCTGTGCCTGCCCTGTGTCTTCTCAAGGATCTCCGCACAAGCGGCCTGAACTTTTTCGTCGACATCGAATGCCGCCTGCATTTCCGATTCGACAAACTCACCACCGCGAAGTCCGACCTTGTCAGTGTCGACTTCGGCGTCAGCAACTTTGTTTGTGATCGGACAAAGAAAACCTTCAGCAATTAGCTGAGCGGTCTTTGCCTCAAAAACGATCCGCTGAAACTGTCGATCAGGTCCACAGATTGGACCAGCCCCGGTTCTGAACGGCGTCGCGGTCAGGCCCACAATGCGAAGCCCTTTATTGGCCTTCATGGCCGTGAGGAACTGACCGTACATCGATTCTTCGAGATCGCTAATGAGGTGAGCTTCATCAACAATCACAAGGTGCCGCCTGCCAAGATCTTCAGCTTTGCGGAACACGGACTGTATGCCAGCGACGACCACCGCGTTATGGATCTCTCGGCTCTTCAGCCCAGCCGAATAGATCCCGACATCGACGCCGGGAATCAATCCGCGGATCTCATCAGCGTTCTGCTGCAGCAACTCTTTCCGGTGAGCCAACACGACAACACGGCCACCGAACTCAAGAGCCTGCTGAATAAGCAGTGCAATCAGGAGGCTCTTTCCGGCTCCGGTAGGAAGAACAGCGACACAGTTGCCGGACTTCTCATTGAGATACTTCCAGACGGCTTCGTTGGCTTGTGACTGATACCATCGAGGGGCAAGCATTCAAAACTCCTTATGCGAGTCCCACTCAGTTATCGAATCAACGCCATCGCTGACAACTGGTGTCAGTTCCTTCGGAACAACAACCGTTACGCCAGCCTCAACCAGCATCACGGCTTTGCAAATCTTTTTGAGCGGTAGTCGCAGAATCTCCGCTGGCATTGGCTCCCCGGTCTTCTTCAGCCATCTGGCTTTTAGTTCGCTGAACACGTTCAATTGCCTCCTTTAGGATTTGAAAAGACTGGCGAAGCCATTGGCCGTCGCCAGTCTGTTTGTCGTAAGCGTCGATCATCGACACTGCACCAAAGAGATGATGGTTGCACCGCAATTACGAATTGCGTGCATCGCATCGCTACCCCACTCAGGATTCCCCAGATGAATCAGAGAATCCTGAGCGTCCGTGATCATGCACTCGGCAAAGCTCTGAGCCTTTTCAATCTCCGGCTTCAGTGCTTCGAGCCTTGCGGCTTCGGCGGCTTCGCGTTCGGCTTTGGCTTTCGCTTCGGCTGCTTTTCGAAGTTGCTCCTGCTGCTGTCGCAATGCTTCCCGCTCTGCCTCCATGGCCTTGCGTTGTTCGGCCAACGCAGCTTCGTCAGCCAGTCGCTGCTTCTCCATTTCTGCGGCGCGGATGCGCAGTTCTTCGGCCTGTCGCTTCGACTCTTCAGCCATCTTCGCGGCCAGTTCTTCGCGTTCCTTGCGTTGCTTCGCCTCAAACTCTTGAGCGATGCGTTTCTCTTCAGCAATGATCGCGGCCTGCTCCGCAGCGGCTTTCTTTGCCTTTGAAAACCACCACATCCATTCTTCTTCCGGAAGCTCAGCCGCAGCCCAGTCAATGGCGATGCCATTGGCAACCATCTCATTGATGCGGCTTTGTTTCTTCGCGACTTTCTCAGCTTCCTTTGCAGCCTTCTCGGCTTTCTCGACAGCGTCGAAGGCGTCGCGTTCGGCCTTCAATTTTGCTTCGACTCCGTCGACCTTTTCAGTCAACTGTTTCGCGATGCTGTCGACCGTCCGCCCGTATTCCAGAGCGTCGGCCTTGAGTTCTTTTCGCTTCTTCTCAATGTTCGCGTTTAGTTTCTTGACGAACTTGTGAGCCTCTTCAACCTGTCCGATTCCGGCCTCTGCCACGGTCAAAAGACCATATGGCAAAACCTGTTCAATCATCGCATTAAATGTCGACAGCTCCTGCACGGCCCTGTCTGTCATCGTCAGTTCAGTCGTTGCTGTCATTGATCACCTCCACCTTGATATCGAAACAAGTAATTCCATGCTGCGACCGCAGCTTCCCGCACATCTCCGTGATCCATTGATCACCTTGCATTTGTTTGACCTGCCACGGTTCCAAAAACAGAACAATCACTGTCTCCTGAACTGGCCTGCTTTTGCTTTTGATGTCGGCCTGAATGTGACTCACCAACATCGCTGGCCATAATTGCTGAACCTCAGTTGTCAGCGTCATTCGGCATTGCATCTGCATTCCCTCCGTCGATAAAAAAGGCGCGGAGGTTGCCCCGCGCCTATGTTGTTGAGACTACCAGCCAGCAGGCTTGCCAGCGGTTCCGGTTGTTGCGGGGGCAGATACGGCACCAGTCGCAGCAGGAAGGCAGGCTTTGTAACCCTTCACTTCGTTCTGGTTGTTGCCGTTGTATTCCTTCACGGCCAGCTTGATCATCAGCGGTTTCATGTGCAGGGCTGAAGAGTCCGGAGGCTTCGGAATGTTAAGAGCCTCGCAAACCTTCTTGAACTGCTGCTGAGCAATCGTCGTTGCCTCTGGATTCTTATTCCAAAGGTTGAACCGATCGATGACCGTTCGATTCTTAAACGGCCCGTCGAGGATCTGCAGCTTGACCTGCAACAACTCGCTCGCCCCGTCCTTCGTTTTCTTGCGTTCGCTCTCGGTCATGACAGCGCGATACTCGCCCGCAGGCAAAGCCTCAAACTCGCTGTCCTTCACTTGCGATGCGTCATATCCACCTAAATCAGCCATCTCAATTACCTTTCAAAACTTCACTCGGGACAAAAAACTCTGCATACTTCTCAAACGAAAACTCAACCATTTCTTCAGGCATGTTCAAACGGTTCTTGGCACGGACTCCCGCCGTTGGCTGCGTCCTGACAAAACGCTCGCTGCCACCCGCCGCAATGTTTCGAGTGCGATTGAATCCGGTGTCTTCTTTGACTGCGTAAGTCCGGAACGATCCAAAGAAAACTTCCTGGCACCAGTCGCAAAGCAGATCACGAGCGAACTCACAGACGGACGGCTCCCACCGCTCATAGGACGGTGCATCTGGCGGAGTGATCTTCACGGCTTCGCTGTGTGCCAGCAGGATGATTCCCAGCCCGCGTTCAGTGTGCAGCCAGTCCAGTTGAAACTTGATCTTGTCCCACATGGCCTCAATGAACTTGTTGCCCTTGCCATAGCTAAATTTATCGTCGGCCATGCTTTCGACGTTCTTCTCTTTGCAGATTTGCTTTTCGATGATCCTCTGCAAAGCGTCGATGGTATCAATCGCAATCCAGCGATATGGAAACTCACCTCTCTCCGCCGTCGTGTCACAGTGCAACCAAAACTCCTGCCACTCATCCCACGTTCGAATCGGGGGAGTCTTATCCATGTCAACGTCTCGATCGTCTTCAAGATTCGCGAGCAACGCCCCGCCGAACGCCTGCGAGGCAAACGTTGTCTTTCCGATAAAATTCGTCCCATGAAACAGGACGCGACGAGGCCCGCCCTGTTTACCTTTCAAGATCTTCACTGCTCTTTTCTCCGCTCTAAATGGCACTTAGAACACAACACTCTCAACCCATCCGATTCGCAGAACAGCCGATCGGCGAACACGCTCAAATCGGCAAATGATTTCAGTGAGCCACATGGCTCGATGTGATCGACTTCAACGTCCTTGCGTGCGAACCATCCTTCGCATCGCTCGCATTGGAATTCCCACTTCAGCCGCTTGTTGTCGCTCTGGCTTTTACGCTTCACAACATTCAGTGCGTGCCTAACTAACGGAGGCCAGCGACGTGATAGTTGACGAAGTCCCGAGCGGATAAATCCCCAGAACGCGGCTTCAGTCCACTCGCCACCGGCGCGAGTTCTCGGGACTCTGTCAGTCTTTGCTTTGCGGCTCATCCCTGCCCCCTCAATAAGCCGCTGCCACTCGGAAGCATTCGCGTCGAACACTCACGAATCTGTGAAGGCCGATGTAGCCCCTTGTTCTGTGGCAAATCGGGCCGTTCCATCCGGATCGATTCCGCCAGTCCCATTGTTGTTTCCGTGCCTCAAATCTCTTCCAATGATGGATCTCTGGTCATTGGCTTGCGGCCTGCTGGAGCGTGTAGCCTGTTTGATTTCTTCCCAGCTTTCTTGCGTCGTGTCACTAGACTTTTCTCCGCATCAGTTCGCCGGGAAGTCGCTCGCCAATTCGAATCACTGGCACGAGCGGAGCGATTGGAAACGCCTCCGGATTGAAGCCTGTTTCCTGAATCGCGTCGTGGATCTCTTTGCGATCAATCCTGACGTTCTTGGATGCCGTGAAGCCGAACCGTGCGTGGTTAGTTCCAATAGTGTCAACCAACTTGACGACGATCGTTTCTTCTCCGACCGTGATAATAATCTCTTCGCTGACTGATCTTCGAAGCACTAGCATTTTGAAGTCCTTTCATTGATAGAAAAACACCCTGTGAACAGCCATTGACGACCGTGAACGCCACCGCTGGCGGACTGTTCACAGGGATAACAATTCAGAGCCTGCTGGCCTTCATTGGCTTGCGGGGGCCAGCCGTCGAAAATCATTTTTCAATGCAGCAGGCTCTGAGGGAGGAAGGAAAGGCCGTCTGCCACAGCATCACGGCCACATTTGCGACCTTTCTGTAAGTCGCTGTGGTTCAAAATCCGGTGGACCCATGCCCCGGCCGGTTAGTAAGTTGGTGGGTAGTTGTCTTTCGCCCACTTGTTGCCACGCTTGATCTGGCTTCGCTCGTCAGCGAGTTGCGATGATCCGGCCGCAAACCACGCCAGGACGATCAGCAGAGCTGTTGCGATAATCTCATTGAGCATTTGCCAGTCTCCTTTGCTTTGCCGCCTCAACATGAGCATTCTGAGCTTTTTTGATTCGCTCCCGAGCCATCTCACGACGCAGGCAGCCGCATGATTTCGTTCCGCCGCTTTGAATGCGTGATCGATGGGTGTCAAAAATCTCACCGCATGAACAACGGCACCGCCAGACCTGATACCCGCCTGCATTGTCCCACTGCGAAACGGTAAACATGTAACGGATCACCGTGAGCCGCGAGCCTGCTGGCGGAATCGGTGGTGTTCGCTTTTGTGGTCTGCCGATGTTTGCTGTCATGTCTGCTCCTTCGCTCGAAATGTCATCGCTGACTTGCCAGTGACTTCGCACTTGCGATCCTCGCATTCTTTTACGAGATCCAACCGAACCAGCTCACGGACTCGCTTGCGAAACGTTTCGATGTTCGCGACGTATTGCTTTGCCGCTTCGCGTGCAGCTTCGTTTGCCGTGATTGGCTTTGGTGCGTCCTTAATGGCTTGCAAAACAAAGCTCTGCAACGTGTTAATTCGCAGCTCTGTTTCGACTGCTGATTTCTGGCTGGTTATTGGGTCTGATTTGCGGGAGATGTTTGCAGGAGTGTCGAATGCGAGGGTTTTCTGTATCACGCTTTTCGCCCCTTAAAATATCTAGCCGCAATCCGCCACAACACACCCTGCCGAGTCTCGCCGGTCTTCGTCGCTTCATCCGCCAGCGGCTTTTGCAGTTCCGGAGGAACACGCAGCAGCAGTTGGGGATTGCCTTTAACTTTCTTTGTCACTTCACTTTCTCCAGTTCCTTCTTGAGCCGCAGGACTTCGGTGTGGTTGCCGTCGTGCTGGGCGTAGATAATGCGGGCTTGCAGGTTGCGGATTGTTGCCAGTGTGTCGGTCACGCTGTCACCACTGAGTGAGAAATGTAGCAAAACAAAGCCCCATATTTGCGGCCCATCTGGTTAAGGATTTGCTGACACTTATCGCGAGTTGGAAGTCCAGTTGATGTCCCGTCGTTAACCACAATTGTCATTTCGTTTCCGGTTAATTCGTCATTAGCGATGATTGTGATTTTCATTTTTTCTTTTCCTTGCCAGTGTTTTGCGTCTCGATGCGGGCATGATATCACTATCGGAATTGGCGTCAATGGTTGGTGATATCATTTTGTGAGATTGTGGAAAAGATTTTGTTTTGCCCGT